GCAAATCATCAGGAGTTATCCCTTTGCGGATATACTCAGGCTCCTTGATACCATATTCCTTCTCTACTGTTTTAGCCCACTTGGGGAAAATATCCGCAAGTTTCATTCTAGTTGTAAAGAGATCCATATTAATTTCACCTCAATTATTGCTTTAAATCGTTTTCAAAATTGGAACAAGTGTACATCTACAATTTGCGTGAAGGGGAGGATCAATTATCTCCTCATAATCAAAATGTATAATCTGGGGCTTCCCCTTATCACCTGTAACCGTTAAACTATCTCCCTCATCAAAATAGTTTTCCCCCAAACCCATAGTTTTTCCATTCATATCCTCACACCAAGGACAGGTTCTCTCATCTAAGGCAGTTACCCATTCCTTACCTTCCACTTCTCCCGACTGCATATAGGCAAATTCCGTTGCCCTGTTAGCTGCTCGAGCTGTCTCAGTCCTGGCAATTCTCTCTGCCCTGTAATTATCAGCAAAATGAAATACTCCATTGACCCTTTTTTTTAAATCAGGTATTCCCTCACCAGCCTCAATCCCTGCCCGCAATGTTTTCCTCAAAGCATTAGCCGTTGTCTTGTTCACTTCAAAGCTGAATTTGGGAATATGTTTCTCCATAAAATCAACGACCATAGGGTCTTGCAGGTCAAAGGATATGCCACTAATTAACTGGGTAAGCTCACCTTGCCCAATCTCCACCACCGTTTCTTTAACCAACGGCGTTGACATAACAACAAGCTCTGTATCCCAATGCTTTTTAGGGAAGAGCCAGTGGTCTATAATGTCCTTTCTCACCATTGATTTGGGAGTTCGTTTCATATTAGCAAGGACCACCTTCTCCTGCTCAATAAAATAGCCTTTCATAGCTTTTTTAAACTTATTCTCGTGAGGTGTAATCGCTTTAATAAAGGCATACCATTTTTTAGCTTTGCCATTGTCATAAGAAAGAACAATTTCATCGGCTATTAGTTCGATTAAGGTGCTTTCAAGAGCTACTTGCAAATTTTCATTTCACCTTCATTTCTGAACACATCTCTTCGGGCAAGTTTAAAGCACAATCTTTCATTAAACCAAAAATCTTTGCCGTGCTCTTACCTGTTCCGGTCTCGTATTTATAATGTAGTATAGCTTGCATCACCTCATCATTCCTATCAATAGGCTTCCCACAAATCTCACAATTTGTTTCTACCCATTGAGATTCATGACTTACACCACAACTAAAAATTGGCTTATCCAAAATACCAAAATATGCACAAATAGTTATAGCAGAGAAAAGAACGATCAACGCAACAATTATCTGCCTTAAAGTTGTTCTCATTCTTTCTTACTCCTTTTTTAACTTCTCCCTTGCCCTCTTAATCACCTTTGCCGCAAACTCAGCCATCATCTTCTCGCCACCCTCACCATAGGGGATAAGGTTCATTGGGATAAGGGGTTTATCTATTCCCAATGGATCTCTACCTGCAAGCCCCCTCTCCTCATCAATGGGAGCAAAGCCTGTTTTAATATTAACTTCTCGCTCCTTAAGAATGAATTCCTTGTCTTGAGGCACTACATTCTCAAATTCACAATATAATACCGCCCCATTTTTCTGGGGATACAAAGGCATCAACTTCTCGTTTATTTTTTCCTGTAATCTTATAAGAAATGGTTGTATTGTATATTTAGCAAATATATACTCACTTGCTTCCATATTAGCCCTGTTTACATCGTCAGTAGTCAAAAACCCTTTAGGAACGCCAAATATAGCTGCAATTGCATCACGGGTTCTATTGTGCCCTTTTAAATAAGAAACTTCTTTAGGGGAAAAATTAAGCTCTTTAGGTTGTAAGGATTTTTGAAAAATACCAAACCTGCCAGCCCTACTCACTCCACCATAAAGATGGTATAACTCCTTTCGGAGCTTCTTTGTATCCTCAGAGGTTAAAGACTGGTCAGTAATAAAAGCATAGTCGGGTCGTGCTTGATTTTTAAATAAAGCTATCTCATAGTCCTGCATATACTTTGAGGTGTCATACTCGTAAGCTGCCGCTGCCAGTGGCCCCATCCCGTAGAATGCGTTAGAGGGAGAGAATAATTTGTGGTGAATAATACCCTTTTCTTCTACAAAAAATTCCTTTAAGCCCCTTTTGTAAATATAACCCTTAATGAATTTCTTATCATCGGGGACTATTCGTATATTTTGAGTAGGGATAATCCATAATTCTTTCGGCACTTTCAGGTTATCCAGATAAGGAAACCAATAATTATTACCAGTAAGGAGAAGAAAAATACTTGTCCCCTCTTTTAAATCAAACTTATTCATAAAAGGATTAACATTTTTCATTAAGTCAAGGAAGGGATGTTCAGTAAGTTCCTCAACCTCTTTACTTCTCTTGACAAAGAGCTTTAACTTAGCAGAGGCAACCGCTGGAGCTATTTTAGTCACACAGGCATACACCCAGCTACGATAAGCCTGAACCTGCTTGGAAAAGTCCTGTGGTTGAATTGCTCCACCCGTATAAGCAAATGAGGGGGTCATTGCCTCTATGAGAGGATTAGTTTTTTTTTGTAAAGAAGATGCAATTTTTTGTAATAAGTTCACTCAATTTTCACCTCAAACTACTAAAATGAACCGTATATTATCATTCCAACTCCAATGACAATAAGTCCAAAGGAAACTATTAAATTTGCCATTCAACTCTCTCCTATAAAAGCTCAAAGAAAAACACACATCCTACAAAGCAAGATGTGAATATTGCACTGATAATGTATGATAAAATCATCATATCTTTATCCTTTAGGCAATGAGATATGAGAGTGTTGAGACCAAGCCACAGTGTTGGGAGCATTAGGAGAAAACCTATGAGTTTCATTCCCACAACCCCTTTTCCTCTCTCTCAATCTCTGCCTTCTCCTCATTGGTTAAGTCGGTGATATTGACTGATTGCAGAAGGGGGCCACCCTGTTTTTTCTCTGTATATATTGCATATCTCATCGTGTCCATACCATCATCCTTTTGCTTAACCATATCCTCTTTAGTCTTGAGGTTTGCCCATACATAGCTGGAAAACTCATCTACCGTTCTAATAGGTTTACCCTCCATTTGGAGTCGCTGGTCTACCTCTACCAGAGCATCCTCAAAAAAGTGAACCTGATCATTGACAAACTTATCATAAACTACTTGCTGACCTGCTAACCTGTCCTTCTGAGCAGGTATAGTATTAATACCATTCTCCCGTAGTGTTGCAGCATCCTCAGCATCGTGGTCACAAATTGCCACTGGCTCAAAACCATCGAGTTCACAAAACTTTTTAATCTCTTTTGAATGCTGATTGACCGTTCGCTGACTGTGGTATATTTCCCGATACATATACCATCTATCACTGGGGTCTATATACCACCACTGACATATAAAGGGATGATCAAAACCAAAGTCAATAGCCATTATCCGCTTGCCATCTTTGGGAATAGGAAAGCTTTTGATGATATGCTTTTGAGGATCGAAAGGATAGACCAACCCCTCGAACGAAGTCCACTTACCCAAAACATATCGTTCCCTATAGATGCCCCTTAGTTGAGAAAGACGTGTATAATAGCTTGGTGGTAAATTGGGCAAGATTGTCCCCTGTATAGCCCGATAACCCTCCCTATGTTCCATTATAAAGCGCTGATATAAATAATGACTGGGATAAGAGGGGTTCGTTAATAACAAGACCTGATGAAAGGGCACAGTGGGAAGTCTTAGACATCGTATTATCTTCTCATCAAAATCCTGTTCATCGGTTTCCCGTGCTTCCTCCACTACAATAAACCCATATTCCCGTGAGGCCAGTTTGTTGACATCCTGTGTTGAGTCCAAGCCTATCCCGTAAATCTCTGAACCATTTAAAATCTTACGATATAGCTCGGTATCATTAGCATCTACTACCACCCCAGGGGGGAGTATCTTATCGGTGAACCATTTCCACAGGGTAGGTTTTAAATCAACCCGTTTTTTACGCACCAGTGCCACACAGTTACCAGGATACATAGCAGCCATTATATAAGCCTTAGCTGCACCAGCCAAGGTCTTACCCGTTCCCCAGGGGCCGTGAAAGAGCAAATTTAAAGAAGTATCCTCCATCACCTCTTTTTGCATAAGTGTTTGAGGTTTGAATTCATTCATTTTTAGGATACTTGCTCATATCTATATCAAGGAGCTTGAAACCTATCTCACCACTATGTTCAATTCTCTCAGGAATATATTTCCCTTTGAGTTTATTAGCCATTTCCAAATACTTAACCCTTACATTAAAATCGGGAACATCAATAAATTCAATATTTTTTTCATTGGCATTAGGTAAATCAGCTGTGCTTGGTTGAGTTTTTTTAGGAGGGATAGGAATAACAGATATAACTTTAGTAGCATCCAAACCTTCATTTAGTTTCTTACCAAGATAAGCATCAGTAATGCCCATTCTGTCTAATAGCTCTGGGACTGAAATTTCAACGTTTTTCAACATACGGTAACCTAACTCACCAGCCGATGACCGCTTCGCTTTTGGGTTTACAACCAGATATGCCTCAGTTGCATTACCCCCATTCTTGATATAGGCATTTACAAATTTACGCTCTTTAATAGTTCGTTTAATACTCATTCGTCAAACCCTCAAATTCTACTTGCATTTTTCCTTTTTATTCTTTATCTCCCGCAGTCTATATCCCCTATCCCTCACTAACTCTAAATTTAGATGACTTAGAATAGATCCAACTACATCTTTTATAGGCATACAAGTCCCATCTAAGTATATCCCACCCTTAGCAATCATTCCCGTATCATCTTCTAATTCCATTATCCTTTCCTTTAGTTTTCCTATTTCCCCTTCTAACACCTCTACCCTTTTGTTTAACTCACTGAAAAACATTTAATTCTCCTTTGTTTTTCTAAATGCTGTATCCCTTGCTTTCTCTAAATCTTTTATAAATTTATCTACCTCTCTCCGATTTTCAAACCCACACCAATAAAAAGGATCACTATTATTGCAAATTAATACTTCTCCTTTTTCAGCTTTAATATTGTGCTGATATCCCCTCATTTATTCTTCCTAAAATCCCTTAATTTTTTTTCCATTACCTCCACCGAAAGCCCCTTTGCACGCCACAAATCACTTCGTTTTAAATAAGGTTTTTCCCCAAGATTATGACATCTCAAATGGCACTCATAGCAAAGTGTTATAAGGTTATTATATTCACACTTACCACCTTGTGAGCGGAAAACAATTTCGTGTGTTTGAGCACCTAACTTGCCACAGATTTGACAATTGGGATTATCAATGAAATAGCGATACTGCTTTTGCTTATCAAGCAATCGTTTATATCGCCACTTGCTCATATCACCGACTCATCGGGAACATTCAAAAATTCAATAGCTAAATATTCCATTGCAAGTCCATCTTGAACATCATCAGGAAGTTCACTGTTTATATTTGCTAATAGCTTCGCTTTTTCTAATGCATCCTCTAACCTTCGCATTGCCTCCAGTGGCATTCTACACCGAAAATTATGCCAGTGTTTAGCCTCATACATTTAAAATTCCTTGTTTTCCCACTCGTGCTTTCGTGTCCCCTTCAACAATATATTATCTGGCGGTCTCTCCCCACGCCAATAAGTTGCAACTCTTATTCTATAATATAGTTATTTTATTTGATGTGTCAACCCCCCCTATTTTAACAACTCTAATTGGATATTGGTCAATCTTTTTCTTGCTATCTCGCAATATTCCTTACTAATCTCAAAGCCTATATAATGCCTGCCTAACTCCTGACAAGCTATGCAATCATTGCCACTGCCGACGAAAGGAACTAAAGCAGTATCTCCCTCATTGCTTGAGTGTCTGAGGATATTCTTGATTAGAGGAATAGGCTTGGGAGTTAGATGCCCGTTTCTCTCAGCTATCTCAAAATTCCAGACTGAGTGATGAGTTTTCTGGTTATTGAAGGTATAGCGTAACTCCTCATACTCTTGTCGTAACTCCTCATACTCTTGTCGTAACTCCTCATACTCTTGTCGTAACTCCTCATACTCTTGTCGTACAAAATAGGTTTCTTTTGTAGGTAAATCCCATTGAGAACTCGCCCATCTAAAACAATGGTCAGCCTGCTGTTCTATTTTCTCAATAATCTGTTTTTTATTTAGTTCCAACGCTTCCTGAAAATCCTTAAAATATTGCCTAAGAGAAGTAAAGTTATTCAAATCCAGCTTGACAGTAGTAAGCCCCGTATCATCTTGAAAAGTATAAAATAGGATATACTCAGCGAATTTTTTATAATTTCTCAAATTTTCTGGGGCAATATAACCATCAAAATATCCCTTCAAATTAGAGCCTTCATATCTCTTATTCCAAACTATAAACTGCTTAAAAACAAAGTTAGTATTCTCCTCAATCCAAGTCATCAGCTTTGCTATTGTAGGCATATCATTATGAAAAACATAGAAAGAGCCGTTGTCCCTTAGTACCCGTTGACATTCCAGAATCCACTTGCCACACCAGTCAATATAATTGGGTATCTTATCCCAATCAGCTTTGCCGATATTATAGGGAGGGTCAGCTATAATAAGAGGGATAGATTTATCAGGTAACCGCTTCCCCCCGATAAGGTAATCCTCATTGTAGATTATATCAACTTTCATTTCACCCCCTCACTCACTTTACGCCCACCCTCAGTAGTATGCTTACCTCGCCACTTTAAACTTCGCTCCACTGCATCATTGAGCCATCCTTCATCTAAAAGTTTACCATTACCCACAACTAATTTGCCTTGATACCAAACATTGCAGGTCTTACCCCTATGTGCTTTTATAAGCTCATTTATTATATCTTGCTTGTAACTCTTTTTTTGCATATTACCTCCATATTAAGTATATTCCCAACATTCTATAGTATGCCAACGTGAAGAACCTCCTACTCTTATCCTACCTGGTGGTCTTATATCCCTCACATTTGAATACTGCTCTGCTTCTATCTCTCTTATATGTATTTTAGCTCTATAACACCCCTCGGAATAATAAATAACTTCTGCGATTAAACCAATACCCTGTACATGCAATTTCCCATCCATATATAGTATTTCAAGCTGTGTCGGAAATTCCTCACCCAATATCCACGAACTGGGTAGAAAACCACATATAGTTACTTCCGTTTCACCCCTCGGTACTATAGAACGATTTTGAGGAACAATCAACCCATCCCCTCTTCCCCCCTTAACCTCCAAGTAGCATTGTAAAAGTAAATCCTCAACTGGTGCTTGGGGATCACCGTCAATACAAATTTGCTTGCCATCATATTCAAGGGGATAATGCTCACGGTTGATAAACTTCCAAGTATGCCCCTTGCTTTTGCAGATGAAATAACCCTTTGATTTGAATTGTTGCCATTTGGAGGGGGGGAGGAAGTGTTTGAGGAGAGTTTGAGCTTTGTGAGATTGTTTGTGATTTTTTTCTATCCTTGTAGTGGCAATCACACTACCCATTGCATCCCTCAAATCATCAAAGCATACCCGAGTATTCTCAAGCACATCCACAAATTCATCTAAAATTCTTGAACTAATAAAATTACTGCTTGCAGGCATCCCTAAAACCCCCTCACCCCACTATGTTTCAACTCTTCCCCTGCGATAAGCTCCTCCACTGTATTTGGTATCTCATCAACAGAGGTATATTTATGTCCCTTGTTATCAACGAGATACTTGCCACCCTTAACAAGTTCATCAACTTTGGGTTGTAACTTCTCACGCTCTATGGTAAGTGTGCTATGACCATTTTTATTTAGGATGTAAATCTTCACTTGGTATCACCTCCTTTTATTTCCACTGGTTCTTCATACCAATCTATAGAATATAACTCCTCTGGCTGAATATCCTCCCATATACCCTCCCATTCTGTTTCTGTTGTATAACTACCATCTGACATTTTCTCCACATATACATCCATAGCCCAAGTTTTACCTCCACTAGCATTGGAATATACTATCTCCTTCACTTTTCCACTACGCACAATTTCTAAATCAGAGCTATCCCACTCAAAATAAACGGTATCGGATGTTGCAAAATAAATAACAGCACCATCTGAATCATTTGGATTTCCAAAGTGTATATCTGTATTATCCTTAGCTATTTTCTCGTGGATATATTCCTCAAAAGGTGGAACACCCAAATAAAGATATTCATTGCCATTCCAACCAAAAGATAACCAGCAAATGAAAATACCCAATGCAATGATTAACATATACCCAAGTATTTTATTCAACTCTACCTCCTTTTATTAACCCCTTTTTTTCTTTTATAGCATCATCAATGGAATCAAGTATAATAGAAGCAATTATCTGCTCAGCGTCAGTCGCATCATTGAACAATTCTGAGGTAATGGAGGGAATACCAACTAATCGTCCCCAAGGGGTTTGCACTTTAAACCTTATGGTAATATCAGTTCCCCAAAGAATCCAACCATTGTCAGATTTTTTATCCTTCAACTCTGGGAACAAATCCCTATATTCCTCTTTGATATATGTATCTACAGGCATACATTCACAAGTGATTGGCATAGTAAGTTTTTTCTTGACTAATGAGCATACCGTTCCAACTATTTTCTGTTCTCTTTTGGTAGGTGCTTTGGGACACTCATAAAATGTCTCACCATATACCCATTTCATTTCCTTTTTCATTTTAACCTCACCTCCTTTTCCCCTATATAATACATATCACGCTGCCACTGGCTCTTAGAAAACATCATCTGAACCTGCAAGTTTCTACTCATATTCAACCCCCTCTCTGGTGCCTGGGGCTTGCCAATTTTCCAACCATTACCAGCCCGAAACTCAATAACTACGGTATTGGTATCCTCGTGGATGAGGAGCTGGCCAGCCTTTATTTTAACTACATCATAGTTTTTAGTTTTGTAGGTGTTCATTTCACCGCCTTCCAAGCTCTTTCTAAATCATCAAAATAAAATCTAACTTGAATCTCTTTAAAGTATTTAGACTCTGGCTTACCTTCTGAAACCGATAATACTATTTTTCCTGCAAATTCATTTACTGTTAATTTTTTGTTTTCCAACAGCCTCCCACCCTCATACAAAGGCACTTCAATATTTTTCAATGACATTTATCTCACCCCCTTAATTTTTACCCATTTCTCTTTGTTACCTTTCCAATATTCACAGTTTTTACAATGCTCATTACAAAACTCTTGATAGCTTTTCTCCTCAGAGCCATCTACAAATAAAGCATAACTCCAACAATATCCCAATAAATCGGGTGTGAAGGGGTATGTGCATCGTTTATCTTTATTCTCGTATCTTTTAACCCTTTTTATTCTCTCAACCAATTTGCTTAGCTTAGTTTTGGGCATTACCTCACCCCCTTGTATCTAAAATTTGTAAAATTAAAAATCCAATCGTCCCCCCAACCAACAAACCCAGGATTATAAACTTTGCCATTATTTTAGCTCCTCTATTTATCCCCTGGGAATAATAGATAATAGTTCGTAATTACCAAGCCATCCCTCTATCTTCTCTATAACCTCTTTTTTCTCCTTCCCCTCCGAAAGATGCTTCTCCCCTAAACTACTCTCTTCCTCAATCACAAAACCACCTGCCACTGCTGTAATTTTTATGTTAGGTTGTATCCGCATTATATTATCTCACCTCCTCAATCAAAATTTCTGTGCGGGGATGCTCCTTATCATACCTCTGATAATACTCAGTCTGTATAGCATCCCATCTATCATCTTTAATTATCCCCTGATGAACCAGTGAATCCTGCATCGGTTTTAGCCCCCTGACATAATTATCCTTATCCCTTACTCTCCTATCCCCAAAATACAGGGTAAACACAATTTTAGCCTTCTCAAATGGAAGTTTGGGTATCTTGTTATCCTCCCGATAATACCTCCAGGCTACCATTACTTCGGAATAAAGATTATCATTGTATTCCTTTCTCTCAGCCCAGTGATAGTTCTGGAGAGTGTTACCGCTTTTAGGCAAGTAAGGGATTGTGAGTTTAATCACTTCCCCACCTCCTTAGGCAACTCTTTAAGCTTGTCTCCCATCTTCTCTATCACCTTTAATTTTAGCTTTGAGTAACACCAATCTAACCCATCTGCATCACCACCATTAGCTACCCAAATTCCTGCTATTAAATCTATTAACGCCTCATCGCTCATTTACTCCTCCTTATACCTCATTTTGGTGAATTATCAATATCCTCTATAAAAAGCAATTATCCATAATCCTATTGTGATATAGTATCCTCGCCCTTCACACCATTTGGGTAGCCAAATCTCACACCAAAACTTTTTGGGAAAAAACCCAATACCATAGCGTATTCGTTTACCCCAAGAAAAAACCTTATAATTATTTCTAAGACAACTCATTGTGTTTTCCCAGTCTTTCTCATAGACTCAGTTATCTCCCCTTAAAAGGTGAATTATGCCCCGCAGGGCATAGTTAGGTCTCAACAATAAATTCTTCAGGATCAATCCCATTATTCACCCACGAGATTGCTTCTCTTGCGTCCACAATTGTAGGGGGAACTCTAAGAGCATCATATATATTGATAGAAGGATTAAGCATTTTCAAAATATGAACAGGTTCAATGTCAATATTTTTTATGCTGTATAGTTCATATTCTCGCCAGGAGTCCAATTTTTGAGCATTTAGCTTCTGTAGTATCCCACCCATTCCAATTTTCCTGATGATTTCCCGTCTCACCTCTGCATTTTTTTCTTTAACCAGTAATGTAGGATTCAGCTTCTCTCCAGGAGTCTCAGCAATTTCTTTTGAAACCCCCACCCCATTTAGAGCCCAAACATAGAAGTCTCCCTCATATGTTATAGCTACTCCTCCATCACAATGTAGTTTTCCATTGTGCATTTTAATATTTTTTGGTTTTTGGCAAAGAACACAGATATTTTGGAGGGGATAAATATAATTTAGTTTTGTAATCTTTTTATAAGTCGCATACCTTCGGGGAAGTTGAATCTTTAGGATAAGTTGCATATAATCATAAAAACTGAACCAAGAAGATTGGAATTGTCCATCTAAGTAAGGAGAGATAAAATCCCCAACCTGATCCCTAACCTGATTCTCAACCTGATTCCCAACCTGATTCTCAACCTGATTCTCAACCTGATCCCTAACCTGA